AAGTTCGAGTTCAAGGGGCGCAAGTTCGAGGATCGCATTGCCCTGCCGCATGCCGCTGGATTCGATGAGCGTGACGCCGTGGAGATGGCCGAATACGCCCACGACCGCTTTTTGAACACGGTGAAGAAACTCGTCAAAGCATGACCGAAGCCGAGCAAATCGAAGCCAAGCGCAAGGATCGCCAAGCGCGTTTGAATGACGCTTGGGCAGACCTTGCGACAAGCAAGTCATTCCGGCTTGTGATGGAAGACGCGCAACTTCACTTTGGCATGTTCAAAGAGTCGTTTCTGGCGACGGACAATTTCAACCCGCACGCTGCCGCGCAACGCGACGGCCAGAAAAGCGTGCTGACATTTTTCGCCCGCCGACTCGCTCGCGGCGTGGCACTCTTGGAAGACGAAGCCGAGAGCAAACCAACGAGCGCACTCTAACCACCCCATGAACATCGAAATCAAAAACGGCGTCGTCACCAAAGACGGCGACGAAATTGGAGTCATTCAAGATTCCATCTGTCACCTGACCGAGAAGGTCGGGCCAACGGTTAAAGGCGCGATCCGCAAAGAGTCCGGTATTGAAAACCTGACTTTCAGCGTAGCGGAGACACCTGACGAAGTGGCGCGTATGGGCAAGGCCATTTTGAGCAATGCGCCGGAAACCACCGACGAAGCAGAAGACAGCGACGGCAAAGACGTTGACGCTCCGAAGCCATCCCTAGCCGATATGAGCGACGACGAACTCGCCGAAGAAATGAAGCGTCGCGGCCTCATTCAGGAGGTCAAAAACGAGCCTGTCGTGGAGCAACCGCCCGTTATCGAGCGCGATCTTTCTGCCGTCGATCGACTGCACAAGCTCGCCAACGAGGGCCGGATTCCGCAGCCTCCGGCCAAACACCCGGCGATGGGCGACAAAACGCCCGAATATGTCGCGTGGTTCAAGGCGCACGCGACGCCCGAAGAAATCGCCGTCCGCTACCCTGACAACCGGCGCATTCCGGCATCGGTCCGCGAGTTCCAGGCTGCCGAGGAAAAGCTGAAAGGGAAACTGCCCGGCGAGAAGAAGGACACAGCGCCCGAAAATGATTTCATTGGAAAGGGGGGTGATGAGTGATGAAACTCTTTCCTCGATTCTTCCTCGAAGGTGAAGGCGGCGACGGCGGCAGCAATGGCGGCGGCGGCGCTTCTGGCGGCTCTACGCTGCTTGGCGGCGCGGCTGGCGGCAGTTCGGGCGCTGGACAAGGCGACGCATCCAAGGCCGGTTCTGGCTCAAGCGGCCACGCTGGCGACGGCGGCAGTTCGGGCGCATGGGATTTCCGTTCCTCGCTGGACGACAAGGGCAACTTCCGGCCCGGCTGGGATGCAAGCCTCCCCGATGACCTCAAGGCGTCGGCGGCTGCTCTTGCCAAGTATCCGAATCCGCTCGAACTCATGCGCGGCCACGTCAATGCCTCCAAGTTGATCGGCCAGAAAACGGCCCTCAAGGCTCCGGCTCCAGACGCCAAGCCCGAAGAAGTCGCCAAGTTCAACGCGCAAATCCGCGAGGTTCTCGGCGTCCCGGCCAAGGCGGAGGAATACAAGCTCACGAAGCCGGACAACCTGCCACAAGGCCTGTCATGGGACGAGGCCAAGGTGGGCGACTGGCAGAAGTTCTTCCACGAAAACAACATTCCGCCCGCCATCGCCGACAAGATCGTTGCCAAGCAGGCTGCCGAAATCGCCAGCCAAGCCGACGCAGGCAAAGGCAAGCTCGATGAATGGGTGAAGTCCCAAGAGGCTGAACTGCTCAAGGAATGGGGTGCGGATTATGACGCCAATCTCGGGCTTGCTGCCAAGGCTGCATCCATTGCCGGTTTTGACCTGAACGACAGCGAGCTTGGCAATAATGCGAAGTTCGTGAAGGCCATGTTGACCGTTTCGCGGCTCATCTCCCCCGACAAGCTCGTCGGCGGCGACAAGGCTGCAACGGTCATGGATGGAGCCGCACAAGCCGAGGACATTCGCCGCAACCCGAACAACCCCTGGCACAAGGCATTCATGGGCCAAGAGGGCGACGCACGCCAACGCGAGGCCGCTGCCCTCATGGCAAGGCTGCAAGGCGTCAAAGTGTAGCTCGACGTGCATCACAAGGCCGGGGCCGAAAAAGCCCCGGCTTTTTCGTTTGAAGGTTGAATTGAGCGGGCAGGATTTGAACCAGCTCCTCGACAGGACTCGCCGCGCTGCATTACCAAAATACACTACCGCTCAATTCAGCCTTCGGAGAGCAGAGTTCATGCTTTATGAAGTCGCCAACTTCGCCCGCGTGTCCGCCCCAGCACATCAGCAGCCGGGGCAAGTCGGGAGCCACGGCTGATTCCGTGCCTACGCTTGCCGGTAAAACATGAACTCTGCTCTCAAACACCTTTGCCAAGTGACCGCCTTCTTAGGGGCGAGTGTTGACGCTAGAACGGTAAGCAAAGAGGTATAGCTTTGCCTCAAAGCGTCAACCTTGAATTTCTAAGTTGACATTCTGCAATGAGTTCAACCTCATCCTCGCAGAGTCAAAGCGGCCCGCGTCCTGCGGATACCCGCGAGAGCCAAGCAGCGGCCTCGAAAGAGACACCCGCGAGAGGGTAAATCACCCGGCAAGTCACGACTCGGACAAGCCAGTCTCGCAATCATCAACTCTTTCTCACGTCATGTCTGACGCCCTCACAACCTATTTCGAAACCGAGTATTCCAAGAATTGGGAAATGCTCGCGCAGCAGACCGATTCGCGCCTTGGCGCTGCGGTCACGCCTACGACCATCACCGGCAAGCGCCGCAAGTTCAACCAGCTCGATGTCGGCTCCATGTCCGAAGTCACCGAGCGCAAGGGCGACACGCCCGATGGTGATTCGACCGGCCAATCCTACTGGCTCTACCGCCGCAAATTCGAACGCGTGATTGTGTTCGATGAAGACGACGAGGTGCAACTCGGCACCATCGCGCTCCCGAACTCCGAAGAAGTGCAGTCCATGACGGCATCTTCGAATCGCACGAAGGATGATGTCATCATCCAGGCTTTCGACGCCACCCGCTACATCGGCGAGAACGGCACCACGTCGGACAGTTTTCTTGCTGCGATGTCCATCGCCGTCGATTACGTTGCTTCTGGCTCGACCGCCAATAGCGGCCTGACGCTGGCGAAGATCGCCCGTGCCAAGAAGCTCCTCGATGAGCAGGAAGTCGAAGACGGTGAACGCTACTTCGTCCATGCGGCGCAGCAGCTTCAAGACATGCTCTTGGTGGACAAGATGACCTCCGAGGACTACGCCAGCGTGAAAGCTCTGGTGGACGGCAAAATTGACCGCTTCCTCGGCTTCAAGTTCATCCGCTCCGAGCGCCTGAGCCGCAACATTTCGACCGATGTTCGCACCTGCTTTGCGTGGCACAAGTCCGGCATCAAGTTTGCGGAAGGCGGCCGCAACGTCCACATGGACGTTCTGCCCGCGAAGCGTCACTGCCAGCAGATTCGCGGCGTCTATCGCTGCGGCGCTGTTCGCACGCAGAACGAAAAGGTCGTCCGCATCTACACGGACGAAAGCCCGTAACCCAATCTTGAGAGGGAGTCGCAAGGCTCCCGCTCTTTCCTCCCTCGTTTTAATCTTCATCTCCTCACGATTATGGCTAACGTCTTCACTGATTTTGCAACTGCTCAACTTGCGGCTGTCTCCGACATCTCGCAGGCTCCCAATCTCCGCTCCTACGGCGGCAACCTGAAAGTCATTCAGGTCACGAAATCCGCCTACACAGGCGCGACCGCTGACCCGCTCTTTCTGGCCCGGCTTCCAAAGGGTGCGCGTCTCTGCCCTCAACTGTGCTCCGTCGATTACGGCGACCCCGGCGACGCCCTCACGGGCAAAATCGGCACCTTCACGGATGCCGCGACGCCCGAGGCGATTGACGATGACGTTTACGGCGCTGGTCTGGCGCTCGGCAATGCTGCCGGGCGGAAGGCCTTCACCGAAGCGGGCACCGTTGGCGCTGGCATCCTGACGTCTGCCGCTCTCACGCAGGACGCTTGGATTGTCGTCACCTGGACGACCGCAACCAACGCCGCGTCTCACACGCAGGTCTGGACGCTGGCCTATACGCTCGCGTAATCCCTCTCTCTTCCGTGGTGGTAGAGTCCTCGCCCTCGTCGCTCTCTCGCAGGGCGGCGGGGGTTCTCCTTTTTTGAGCCATGACCAAAACCGAAATCTGCAACTTGGCGCTCTCGATGCTTGGCGCGAACACCGCGACGGACATCGACACCGACACGACACCACAAGCGGAGGCAACGCGGCGCTGGTTTGCTCCGGCCCGTGATGAGGCGCTGGCCTCGCATCCGTGGAACTTTGCCACAACACGCGCACGGCTGACGCTGACTTGGACGGACCTTGTTGGTGTGGCGCTGACGGACAACGGTAGCGGCTTGATTCGCGTCGCGCACACGGGGCACGGATACCAGACCGGCGAACGCACAACCTTCAAAGATGTAGCGGGCGTGAATGCGAACGGATCGTGGTTTATCACGCGCATCGACAACGACACGTTCGACCTGCAAGATTCCGTCTTTAGCGGATCGCATACAAGCGGCACGGGTTCGTTTATTCGCGTGCCTTTGTTCGGCTGGGACTACCAGCACACGATGCCGGATGACTGCTTGCGCGTCGTCCGGTTCAACGGCCTCGAAGGCAACGAGGAAGACTCGCAGCCGTTCGTGGTCGAGGCTGACAAGCTACTGACCAACGCCGATGTGGTAGAACTTCGATACATCTACCAGCACACGACCGTTGCCGAGTGGCCTCAAGAGTTCATCAATGCTTTCGCGCTCTTGCTGGCATCGTATCTCGCTGCCGAGATTGTTGAAAGCAGCGGACGGGCCGAAATGCTCCGAAAGCAGTATGAGGGCATTGTGGCACCTCAGAAGCGCCGCAACGACGCACGGGCCGGAAAGGGCCGCGTTCTCCAGCCAACCTATGACTCCCAACTGGTCGCGGCTCGTCGCGGCTTCATCCCGTAATGCGATCCCTACACGTCAACTTTAACGGCGGCGTTTACACTCCATTGATGGAGGGGAGGGTTGATTTCGAGCAATACCGTTCCGGCTGTCTGCAAATGGAAAATCTCATTGTGAGGCCCTACGGCGGGGCCTTCAAGGCTCCGGGGACGCAGTATGTTGGCGAGGTCAAGGATTCATCCTCGGCCACGCGCTTGATTCCAATTCGCGTTTCGACCTCGGAAAACTACGTCCTCGAAGTCGGGGCCGGTTACTTCCGCTTTTGGAGCGACGGCGATCCGGGCGCATATCTGCAAATCCGGTCTGGCTACTCGGTTCCGGCTCACTCGACCTCGACAACCTACTACCTCGGCGACTTGGTGACAAGCGGCGGAACGAAT